TCATCTCCGTTTTCCTTTCTCTGTCAATACCTTGTCACCTGCCACGCGCGCCGCGGTGGCACTTTCCGTGGCATTCATTGCAGCGAGCAGATCATCGCCGGTCACGTGGGCATAGCGGCCGGTCGTGGCGATGTCCTGGTGGCCGAGCAGATGCTGGACGGCCTTCAGGTTGCCGACTTGGCGCGCCAGTCGGGTGGCCGCCGTGTGCCGGAAGTCGTGGAAGCGGAAGTCCTCGATCCCGGCTTTGACGCAGGTCCGCTTGTGGGTGATCTTCAGACCCTCGCGACTGATCCGCACGCGGGCGCCACGCGGCGCTTTGTCAGCGCGCTTGCTCTCGTAGCTGAACACGGGCCCGGTGAAGTCGCGCAGCGGCCGCAACAGGTCGAGGATGCCATCCGACATCGGGATCCGGCGTGTCCGGTCGCCCTTGCCGGTGACCGTGATCCGTCGACCGGTCCAGTCGACGTCCTGCCAGCGCATGTCCAGGATCTCCTGCATGCGGCAACCGCTGAGCAACGCGAAGCGCATCACCGGGTGATAATCGGGTCTGAGCGCCGCGAAGTAGCGGGCCTCTTCCTCGGTCGTCAGTTCGCGGATCCGCTCCTGCGCTTCCCGGAGCGCGTGCCGGCGCCAGTCGATCGTCTGCGTGCTGGCTCCCCACACATCTCTGGCGCGGCGCACGATGGCGCGCAGCGGCTCGATCACCGACCGGTTGACGGTCGCGTTCGACACGCCGTCGGCGCGGCGCAGCGCCACCAGACGGGCGACGGTGGCATTGTCGATCGCGGTGACCAGCGTCCGTTCGCCGAGCTGACGCTGCAGCCAGCCGAGCCAGCGCCAGGCGTCGTCGTCGTTCTTCAGGAACTGGCCGACCTCCGACCAGTAGAGGGTCGCGGCCGCGGCGAATGTCAGCGGCCGGCCGGCGTCGAACGTCCCGGCCTTGACCCGCTCGCGGATCGCCCGCTCGGCGGCTTGCGCTTCGCGCTTGCCGGTTTCTCCCGTCGGGCCGTGAAATCGATGGCCACGATGGCGGAAGTCGTAACTGTAGACGATTTGCCCTTTGCGGCGGTAGACAGACATCGTTTCTCCTCCACGAAAGCCTGCAGGTCGGCAGGGTCATACCGGCGTATCGTGCGGCCTCCGGCGCCAATGTCAACGAAAGCGATCGGAAGCATGCGCAGGTGCTTGACCGAAACTGCAAGCTCGCGGGCCGCCTGCTCAGGGGTCAGGAGTGGCATGACATTGCCTCCATCGTTCGGACTTCGTATGCGTCGCGTGCCTGCTGTCCCCACTGGTCAGCGGCGGCGTTCATCATTCCGGGGAAGCTCCGGCTGCGAAGGCGGGCACGCTCGGGGCCGGGTGGCATGCGGTGCACCCGGTTCCAGCGCTTCCACTCGTCGGACCCGCGTTCGGGTTCCGGCAGGACGTTCGTCGGTACCAGCGGCGCGAGATCGCGCAGATACCAGCCAGTGGCCTTGTAGGCCGGCTCGCCAAACCAGAACGGTTGCACCATGGCAGGGGCGGGTAGGTCAGCCGGCATCTGGTCGCGGGCAAGGTCGTTCATCTCGGGGTTCTCGATCGCAATGCAATCAATCGGCGCCTGCCAGCACGCGGTGAAAATCGACACGCCAAGCTCGAACTCCTGACGCATGTCGTCCCAGCTGCGACCGGCCGGAAGCTGTTTCGGCGGCGTCCACTTGCCGGGTCCGCTCATCCAGCGGCGGCCGGAACGGCAAAGGCGGGTGCAGGGCGGGTGCATGACCGCCAACAGATTCCAGCCATCCTCCAGGATGCCGTCGCGGATGTCGCAGATGATGTGCTGGTTCGAACGGTCCTCGGCTGGGAGGATATCGCAGGACCACACATCATGACCGCGCGCGGCAAAGGCGCGTCGGGCAATGCCGGACGTCTCGCAGCCGATCAGGATGCGGGCCATGCCGTCATCCTCCGCACGCCATGGCAACAGCCATGAAAATCAGGCCGCAGACAAAAATGGTCGCCACCAGGTTGCCGAAGGTCGGCTGACGAGGGGCGCTGAGCAGGTTGCGGAGCGCGGTCATGCGTTGCCTCCCGCCAACGCGTGAACCAGCAACAGCAGGGCGGCGGACCAGGCAATGACAGCGATCGCCAGCAAGACCGGCCGCGACGTGCCTGCTGTTGCCCTTGCAAGCGCAGCCCGGCGGGTGGCGTTAACGCCTTCGAAGGTGCCAAGCCGCGTCATACCCTGTGCTCCCTCACCGCATAGAGGATGCGCTCGACATCGGCTTCAGACAGTGAAAGGGCAGCGGCGATTTCGGTAGTGTCGAATCGGCGTGTTTGCCAAAGCGCAACCGCTGCGACTGCTTTCACGGTGGGAACCTGTCTTGTCGGCAGCGTTTGGACGGACGCGCTCATGGCCGCAGCTCGCCGACCCGCCGGATCGATGCGCGCCGCGCCATCTCGACAGCACGAGGGCCGAGGCGAGTGACGGCAGCTTCCGGCCAGCCGCGCTGGGCCAGTGTCTCCGCGTTCACGTTTTCACCGGCAAAAGCCATCTCCCGCATGTCGTCAGCGAGACGGCGAACGAGCGCATCACGGCAAGGCGCGCGGACGATGCCTGCGGGTTTCGGTCTTTCCTGGAACTGGATCATTTGCTTCTCCCGGGTTTGGCAGGAGAAGGTAGCGATATACGCTACTTTCTGCAATTAGAAATGTAGCGAAATAAGAAACATATATATGAAGCAGACTCGGATGCTCTTGCGGTCAACTATCGTGGCTTGCTCCAATCGATTGGAGCGGCCCACTCTATCACGGTATCTTCTATGGTGGAAAACAGTGGGTTCAGGCTCTCAAGATTGTGAAACCCAGCCGTCGAGCCCGGGCGAATCCGTTTCACTAATATCTCTCCAGTCGCTAATTTCACGACGGCTCGCCGATTTAGCATCTCATCGGCTGGTAGGTGTCGCGAGTAGAAAATGAGGTCTCCTGGTTCATATGCCGGGAACATTGAGTCGCCAACGACCTCAACCGCTACAGTTGATGGAACTGATTGAGCTGGTGCTTCTACCTGCTCACCGTTGTTGCCATCTTCTGTGGCCTCGACTACCGCCCCAGCTCCAACTCTTCCGACGATTGGGACGACTCGCTCCCTTGGAGCGTCAAATCCTGTAATCGTGGAAATGGCGATCAACTCGTCTCCGGATATTGCACGAGTGCCTTTCAACATCTTGTTCACTGCGGCGCGATCAATAGATCGACCAAGCATTACAGTGAGCAGGCGAGAGAGCTCTGCCTGTTTCACCCCGGACGTTTCCATCACCTGTCGTAGCCATTCTGACAACATGATTGATCGATAGCGGGTCTTTCTAGCTGCGTCTTTTTCTCATTTCGCTACAAATGAGCTTGCCGATGTTTCGAAAATCGCTACATTGTGATGCATGGAACCAGCACGAACCATTATTGAGATGCTCGGAGGGCCGACAAAAGTGGCGCGCATAGCGCGCGTTCACAGAACGCGAGTGTCGAATTGGTGTCGACCGAAGCAGTCCGGGGGCACCGGCGGCTCGATACCGATGAAGCACATCCCAACCCTTTTGATGGCCGCAAAAGAGATGGGCGTAGCTCTTTCGGCTGATGACTTCCTTCCAAATGTTGAGGCAGCCGAATGAAGCCCTTCGACGATAGCGCTGATCGGTTGATACTGGCGGCGCTCGGCAGCGGTGTTTTCCTTGGTGAACCCTCTGGTCGAGTCTTTCGTGTTGTCGACAAGGCTATTCTTGATGGGGGCCGCCGGGTCTCGATTGAACTCGTCGAGGTGGCGCTATGCGAAATTTCCCGCAGTTTCGACATTGTTGTTCCGAATCCCGCATCTGAAGGGGCAAGAGACGCGGTTCCAGCAGCAGTTGCAGCGGACCTGAAAAGGGACCGGGCCGCTGCTGTCGTCGGGGCGGGCGGGGACGGGCCTCATCCAACGTCTCTCGCCCGTCCCGTTCTTTCTGTCGAATATGCATGTGCTCGGCTGCCGCAACCCTTTGTGGTCTTGGCGCGATGGGTCGCTTTGTATGACGGCATAGCCGGGTCTGACGACCTGTCTTTGCACCTTTTGCACGAGCGGGCTGTGAACATTGGCTTACGCCAGCTGGCGCGAGCCTGTGCGGATTTTGCCAAGAGCAAAGGGTGACGCTATGCGGCTGTTCATCGTCTTCGATGCTTTGTTTTCGCTCGGCGGTGCCGCTGCAGCATGTCTCATGATCTGGATGATCATCTCCTCGGTCCGTGCGGCGGGATGGCGTGCGCCACGCGTGATCCTGGAGGCTGGGTTGCTCGTCGTTCTGTTAGCTTATGCGGCAGCGGCCTGTCTGGCGCGGGCCGCCACCTTCCTTGATGCAGCGGTGTCGCTGTGATGTTTCCCTACGTTTCATTCATGACGGCCGGGGCCATGCTGGAGCGCATGGCGGCCGATCGTATTGCGGCGGATGCTGTAGAGGGGCGAGTTCCGTTCCGTCGCAGGTGTGCAAATAGATTCAAGATTCCCTTTCTTTCATCACGAACCGGATCACCGGTAGCCGCCGGTGAATTCCTGGATGCGCTCTCTGACAAGAGCGATGAAAGCACGGGGGAATTCGTAGATGTCCGAAAAGTCTTCGGAGAACTCAGAAATGTCTGATGCGGCCTACGCGGCGGAACGCATCCGCCAGGTGACACCACGCGAACACCGGTCCGTTCAGGACTGGATACGGGTCACGGCGCGACGGCTCGGCTGGGGTGTCACACGAACGAAATCCATTTGGTACGGCGAAGCGCGCAGGATCGATGCGCGCGAGATGCGGGAGCTGGAGCATGCAATCGAGAAATCCGCGCTGCGAGAGGCGAGGAGAGCACGGGACGACCTCGCAGAGCGCGTCGAACGGCTGGAGGCGATTATTGCCGCTTACATGGCGGCTGGCCGTGGCGAAGACAATCGCCGATCGGGCCGGGAGGCTGGCCGACTGGATCGCTCCTGAGATGTACGGGGGTGAGTGATGCGCGGCGAACCGTTCTCCGAAGCCGAGATCGACAGGCTGGCAAGGCTCTGGGCCAGCGGTGAAGGCATTGCCAAGCTGTGCGCGGCCAGTGGCCGGAAGCACGGCACGATTTCCAGGATGATTTCGCGGCGCCGGGACAAGTTCCCAAAGCGCTCTAACTCCGTCACGCCTCGCAAGGAAAAGCCGGCGCATCCAAAGTGGCACGAGCAGGCGACGATCCGCCGTGCTGCCGATCTGTGGGGTGGCGGCGCGACCGCTGCCGAGATCGCCAAGACGCTTGGCCTGTCCCGTCAGGCCGTGACGGCCATCGCCGTTCGCAATCGCGACAAGTTCCCTGCCAGACAGTCGAACGCTGCCGTGATCGCCAAGCGGCGCCGGGATGTCGAGGTGGCAGAGTTCGGTGGCACAGAGGCTGCATCGCACGTTCCGCAAATGCCGGACAACGCGGAGCCGACAGGGTTCCTGGATGCTGTCGATCGGGATCGGTGCCTGTTTTCCTGCGATCCTGTCGGGACCGCGTCCGGCTCGTCGATGCGGGTCTGTGGCGCGCCACGGGCGGGTGACGAGCAGTTCACTCGCTATTGCCGGTTCCATGTGCGGCTGTCGCGAGGCATCGGGACGCTCTCGGAGCGCCGGGCCGACCAGGTGCTGAAGCGCGAGGCCGGCCGGTTCGCGGAGGCGGCTGAATGACTGGGCAACCGCTATCCGCCATGGCCCTTGCATTGGGGCCGCAAACGGCAGCATCCATTCGCGCGGCGGCAAAGAGGCGAGGCGACGATCCGCGCGCACTTGCGGCGGCGCTGCTGACCGTCATCGCCAGCGAACCTGTGCTTCTGGACAATCTCCTCGACGGTGAAGCCGTGGCCGACCTGGCCGAACCGGCTGTCGCCTGGATGGGCTTGTCGCTGACGCCGATGCAGGCGGCCGGGCTTTACGTGATCGCGACGACGAACGACGGCCATCCTGTGCGTATCTCAGGCGCGGCGATTGCGCGACAGGTCGGCGCCGACGTCCATCACGCCAGCGGCGTGTTCACGGCATTGATCCGCGAAGGGCTGATCGAATGCGTCGAGGTTGGCTGCAAGCGCGGCGCGGCTGGGCTTTACCGGCTGACTGATTTTGGCAAGTGGGCGGCGTCTGCGCTGACGGGTGACATCGTGGCGGCCATGGTCGCGGGGAGGGCTGCATGAACGCTGTCACCGGACCGGGGCAGGTCGATGCGTCCGACCTCGTTGCGACGATCGAGCGGGCCCGTGCGCTCTTCGACGACGGCGACCTGATAGCGGCGAAGCTGATCGCCGGGGTCGCATATGACCAGGCGAAGACGGCGGCGCAATATGCCGAGCGGTTTGGAGCTGCTGAAATGCTGGTCCGCAAGGCGCACCAGCTGCAGGGCGATGCACTGCTGATCGAGACCCGCGCGAAGATCCGGCTTGCCGATGAATATGACGCGGCGCAAGCCGATGGGAAGGCATCGAAGGGCCGGCCGAAAAATCTTCCCGAAGGGAAGACTTTTACGGTCGAAGAGGCGGGCCTGACACACAAGGAAATCCACGAGGCGCGCAAGCTTCGGGATGCCGAGCGCAAGACGCCGGGTATCGCCGAACGTGCGATCGCGGCGCGGCTTGCCCAGGGTCTGGAGCCGACGAAGGCGAACCTGCGCGCGGCTGTCGGGACGTCGACGGCGACAGCGCAGGAACGCGGGCATAACCTCTATGAGACGCCACGCGAGGCCGTCCTGACGCTGCTGGCGCTGGAGCGGTTCGACCGGGCTGTTCTTGAACCGGCCTGTGGCCGTGGCGCGATCTCCGGCATCCTGGAGGCGGCAGGCCACGAGGTCGATCTGTGGGATCTGGTCGACCGGTCAACGGCGACAAGGGATGGCGAAGTGCAGCGGGTCTGCGACTTCCTGACCGCTTACCCGCTCGACGGCACGCCGGACCAGATCATCACCAATCCGCCATACGGCGCCGACATGAACGCGTTCATCGCGCGGGCGCTGCGCGTCCACAAGCCGCGCAAGATGGCCCTGCTGTTGAACCTGAACGTGCTGGCCGGGTTCGAGGATCCGGCCCGCAATTTCTACATGGATGAATGGAAGCCGCGGCGGGTCATCGTCTTCCCGCGGCGCCTGCCAATGATGCACCGCGACGGCTGGGACGGTCCGATCGCCAACAGCCGCATGAACACGGCCTGGTTCGTCTGGGAGGCGACGGGCGACGACGAGAAGCCATACGGCGACACGACGACCGTCGATCGCGTCGACTGGAAGGATTTCGAGGACTGGGAGCCGGCCGGAGGATGGCGATGACGCGCGATTACTCTCCGGCCATGCTTCGGTTCTTCCTGCAGGCACGGGCGTTTCTGCGCGCGGACCTTGCCGGTGTTCCGATCCGAAAAGCACGCGGACAGATCGCGGGAGAAACGGCCCGCGTTGCCAGGGTCAAGCGCCGTCAGGTCGAGGCGGCCATGTCGGGCCGGTCTGTGCCTGCAGGCGAACACGCGCGGATCTGGCGCGCGCTCGGCCACGACGTCGCGGAGGACGGAGGGCCGAGCAATGGCTGACTTGGTCGCCGAGGTCGATTTCGTCAAGTTCTCGCGGATGGTGCTGGCGGCGCTTGGCGACACGTCGCTGCGCGATGCCGCGGCCCGCTCCTCCGGTCTGAACGCCGGGATGCTGAGCCGGGCGACCAACGGCAAGCGGCTGTCGGTCTCCTCTTACCTGGCGATCTGCAAGGCGCTCGGAATCGGGCCGTTCGAAGCCTTCTACATGCGGCCAGGCCAACCGGAAAAGCCAGCCGGGAAGGTCGGCGACATTGTCGAGAGATTGAAGCGGAATCAGGCTGTTACAGCGTGTGTTGCCCGTGAAACGGCGGGGGATGCGGGATGAATGAGATGAACGAATGGGTGCGCCTTTTCCTCGAAGCGGAGACGCATCCGGAACGGGCAGGGGTGCTTGTTGCTGCTCCGGTTGCGGTGCTGATGAAATACTGCAGCGCCTTCGGGCATGCCTGCGAGAAAACAGGGTTTTCGCCAGGCGTCGAGTACCTGAACGCCATCCGGACCATGCTGGGACGGCGGCGTCATCGCGGGATGGTGCCTTGCACGGAATACGAGGCAGCGAACACGACCCTCCTGGGGTTTGTCGAGCAGGGGGTGCGTGACGATGGCTGAACTTGCTCTTCGATCGGCGATCGTTCCGATCCGCGATTCCGAGAAGGGACTGGTGCGGATCCGTGGCCATGTCTGCCGGGGGATCGGCGTCACGGAGCACCAGTTGGACGACGAGGTCGCAACGGCCGAGGCGGAACGTCGCTGGCGGCTGGAGGAGTGGGAACAGCGCGGCCCGCGACCGGACCAGGTGATCCGGAGCGGCTTTCGCTTGTCGCATGAAAATTCCGGCCTGCTGATCACGCCGGGCAAGTTGCTCCTGCCGGACATGGCTGCCGTCAAGGCTTGCCTGCGCGCGATCTTCGACCGGGTGCCTGCGGACCTGTTCGAGGGGCCGGCAGAGCACGTGCGGCGTCTTGGTCCGCTTGTCCTGCAGGCGCATCGCTCGGCAGGCGTCTGGCGCGGTAACGCGGCGGCGCTGGATCGCCTTGACGCTTCGATCGACGAGGCGGCATGGCGGGCCGGTCTGGCAAAGCTGAAGGCGGCCAAACCGTGCGAGGCGTGGCGCGAGTATGGCGTGACGGGATGGGGCGACAGCCGCGCGGACCAGGCCGCCACAGATGACCACCTGGAGGCGGCAGAATGAGCCATGCAGCGACCGACTGGGCGATCCAGCAACGCGGCCTGAAGCCGGCCACGAAGCTCGTCCTGTGGCACCTCTGCGACCGATACCATCCGGACCATGGCTGCTTTCCCAGCCAGGACACTCTGGCGCACGATTGCGAGATGTCGCGGTCCTCTTTGAACGAGCAACTGTTGAAGCTGGAAGAGGTGGGACTGATCCGGCGCGAGCAGCGCCGTGACGAACGGACGAACCGCGCCAAGTCGACGATTTACCGCTTCAAGTTCGAGAGCGGTTTTGCTGATGACCCGTGTCCAGAATCCGGACACGGCTCCGTGTCCGGAAATGACCCGGAGCCGTGTCCGGAAAATGCCGAAAGCCGAGTCCAGAATCTGGACACTAACCCTGTAAGGGAACCAGTAATAGAACCAGTAACAGAGAGAGAGGCGCGCGAAAGCGCTGACGAGGACGGGGAAACCGAAAACAGGCGGAAGCTTGAGGCACGGGTCAAGCGCTTGGAGCAGGGCAAGGACGGCAAAGTCTGGCCCGGATCGGTCGGATCCTCGACCGAATGGGCTGTCCGCCAGTTCGCTGCTCTGAGCGAAACCGACAGGCTTGTCGCCGAAGAACGCCGGGACGCCTACCTGGCTGAGTGCAAGCGCCAGAAGTGCCGACCAGTGGCTGTCGGTGTCTACCTCCGGGATCGCAAGTTCGAAGCCGTCGAGGTCGAGGCTAAGCCGGTGACAGGCATGCCGGAGGACTACGCTCCAGCCTTCGGCCCTGTCTGGTCGGCATGGCGGACGGCAGCGCTCGTCGAAGGTGGCAAGGAAAGCTGGATAGCAGCGCTCGATCGCAAGGCACGTGTCCGCAGCGGGCACAAGTTCGGAGATATCTGGTTTGCTCTCAAGCCGACGATGGAACCGGTCACCGAGGGGTCGCCGAAGTGGCAGGCGTGGCAGCGCTTGTTCGAGGCGCGTGGCTGGACGTGGATCCCGCCGCTCGGGAACCAGTCGGTGGCGTATTTCCCGAAGATGGACGGGGCCGATCCTCCGGCCGCTGAGCGGGCACTGGTGGCATTTGTGGCGGAAGTCGAGAAGGCAAAGGCGGAACATGGAGGCGGCGGCGATGGCGAAGAACGGGCGGTGCAGGAGCGTGGACATGCAGGCTCTGACTGAGGAGCAGGAGGCACGACTTGCCGCGACCAGGATCCGCCAGCAGATGGGGATGCTGGCCGAGGTTCGCATGAAACAGGCGGCACGCAAGGATCGTCCTGGGTTCGAGGAGCTGGCGCGCTGGTTCATCGGGCGCGTTCCTTCTGGCAGGGAAGTCGAATCGCGTGACAGCATGAAGGCGGCGAAGATCGAGGCGTGGCTTCCCGTCGAATGCAGACGGACGCCACCGAAGCGGGGTCAGGGGGTCAAGCTTGTGGAAAAGGCATTCTGGCCAGGATACGTTTTCGTTAGGCTGGTTCCTGGTGCTGAGGCGTGGGCAGGTGCCATTCTCGCAGGCGAACTCGTCGGATGGATCAGCCAGGGCGTCGTTCCCACTGCCATCCCGACTGATGAGATCGCGGTTCTGCAACGCTGTGAAAAGTCAGGCGATTTCGAACGCGAGGCAAAGCTTATCGGAATCCCGATGCCAGGTGATACCGTCGAGATCAGTGCTGGATGGCTGGCTGGCTCGCATGGCGTGGTGAAGCGGTTCAACGACGCCAAACAGCAGGTTTCGCTGCTGGTGGACATGCTAGGCGGCAAGGTGTCGGCGACCATCAGCCTTGACGACATCATCGTTAGCAGGTAGCGATTCTGGCCGGGACGACTCAGGCGCGCTGATGCCACGACGTGGAAGTTCACCCTTGAGCCCCGGCCGACACTGGCAAGCCAGCAAGTCGGCCTCTTTGATCCTCCTATGCCATGACGACGAGAGCGATGAAGCTGAAGGCAATGCCTCCTGCACAGCGCATCCTGCCTGCGTCACGCCTTGACCATGTGCCTGGCGATGACAGGGCACGAGAGGCGCGGCGCCGCATCATGTCGCCATGGCGTGCCTGGTATTCGACCGAGCGGTGGCAGCGGCTCAGGGACCTGGTGTTCGCTCGTGATGGCTACGTCTGCCAGCAGACCGGAACGCTGTGCTCTGGAACCGGGAACGACTGGAACGCTCCGGTGGCTGACCACAAGATCCGCCACGATGGTGATCCGGACCTGTTCTGGGATCTCGACAACCTCCAGACCGTGACGAAGCGCTGGCACGACACGACAAAGCAGCGCATCGAGCGCGCGGAGCGCGACGGCAGGGGGGGGTGAAATCTCTGGGGCTGCCTTGCTCCCTGACCCGTTCCCCCCCCATTCAGGGATTTTTTTTCATGATGGCCGGAAAATCGGACGACAACGCATCCGTTCGGGATGGCGTCGACCTGTTCGGCGCACCGATCAGCCAGATCCGGGAGCGGTGGGGTCGACCCTCGTTCCGAAAGGACAAGGAAAACCAGCGCCTTGTGGCGTTGCTTCGTGCGAAGGGCTGGAGCCACAAGCGGATCGCCGGATATATCGGCTGCTCTGAACCGACGCTTCGGAAAAATTTCTTTCGCGAGCTGCAGGCCGGCGCCGACATGATCGAGGCCGACCTGCTCCAGGTGCTCTACACGAAGGCGCGGGCCGGCAACGTCGGCGCGGTCAACAAGCTGCTCGATCACCTCGAGCTGAACCCGGCCTTCGGCGGCGACGATCGCAAGAAGCTGGACGAGGAAGACAAGCCTGAGCGGCTGGGCAAGAAGGCGCTGCTCGAGCGCGAAGCGCAGGAACCGCCGTCTGGCTGGTCCGACACGCTGAACTGACGCGATGGACCTGTCCTGTCCCGACTGGTTCGAAATGCTCAAGCGCGGCGAAGCGCCGATCCCGGCGCTCGACCTGGACGAGGCCGAGGCCGCCAGGGCAATCCGGGTGTTCAACAAGCTGCACCTGCCTGACGTGCCAGGCCAGCCGACGATGGCCGAGGCGGCCGGGGATTGGAACCGCGACTTCGTCGCTGCGATCTTCGGGTCCGTCATCGTTGCTGACAACAAGATCACCGGCCGCACGATCCGGAAGTTCTTCGAGCTGGTGCCGAAGAAAAACGCCAAGACCACGAAGGGCGCGGCCATCATGCTGACCGCGCTCTTGCTCAACAGGCGGCCTCGGGCGGAATTCCTGCTGGTCGGACCGACGCAGGAAACGGCAGACATCTCATTTTCCCAGATCGTCGGCATGATCGAGGCTGACGAAGAGGGCTACCTGCAGAAGCGGTTCGCGGTGAAGGATCACCAGAAAACGATCGTCGATCGGGTCAACAAGGCAAGGCTGAAGATCAAGTCGTTCGACAACAAAGTGATGACCGGATCGAAGCCGGTCGGCGTGCTGATCGACGAGCTGCACGAGCTGGGGAAATTCTCTTACGCCTCGAAAGTCATGGCGCAGATCCGCGGCGGCATCATCGCCAACCCGGAAGGGTTCATCGTCATGATCACGACGCAGTCTGACGAGCCACCGGCCGGCGTGTTCAAGTCCGAGCTCGACTATGCGCGGCAGATTCGCGACGGGGAGGCAGGCGGCGACCTCCTGCCGATCCTCTACGAGTTCCCGATCGAGATGCAGGCCGACGAGGCAAAGCCGTGGCGCGATCCGGAGAACTGGCCGATCGTGCTGCCGAACCTCGGTCGGTCGATCACGATTGACATCCTGAAGAGCGAATTTGCCGAGGCCGACAAGAAGGGCATCGAGGAACTGTCGATCTGGGCCTCGCAGCATCTGAACATCCAGATCGGTGTCGCGCTGAACCGCGGCGGATGGGCTGGCGCCAGGTACTGGCAGGGCGCGGTCGACCCGGAACCGGCGACACTCGAAAGCCTGCTGGAGCGCTGCGAGGTGATCACGGCCGGCATTGACGGCGGCGGCCTCGATGACCTGCTCGGGCTTTGCCTGTGCGGCCGCGACCGGACCACGAAGGACTGGCTGTTCTGGTTCAAGGCATGGGCCCAGCCGATCGTTCTCGACCGGCGCAAGGATATTGCCGACCGGCTGTCGTCGCTGTCCGAGGCTGGCGAACTGACGATCTGCGATTACCCGACGCAGGACGTCGAGGAGATAGCGGATATCATCAACACGGTGCACGAGGCCGGGCTGTTTCCGGAAAAGTATGGCATCGGCCTCGACGCGGTGGGTGTCGCGGCGATCACCGACGCGATCGCGGCGCTGGGCGTCGACCCGGACCTGATGGTGGCGGTTAGCCAGGGCTACAAGCTGAACGGCGCGATCAAGGGGTTCGAGCGCAAGCTTATGGACGGAACCGCCTGGCACGGCGGCCAGCAACTGATGGCCTGGTGTGTCGGCAACGCCAAGACGGAACTGCGCGGCTCCGCGACCCTGATCACCAAACAGGTCAGCGGATCCGCCAAGATCGACCCGCTAATGGCGGGATTTAACGCCTTCCAGCTGATGGCGCGCAACCCGACGTCGACGTCGATCACGATCCCGGAGGATTATTCGATATGCGCCTGATGTCTTTGCCATTCGGCCGGCCGTCCGGAAATCTCGACGCCGGTTCGTCGCGCAACCCGAACGACGACTTCTGGTATTCCCGCCTGTCGTCCGCGACCGCGGCCGGCGTTGCGGTCACCTCTGAAACGACGCTGAAACTGCCGGTCGCCTGGGACTGCCTGAACGTCCTGTCCGATACTGCCGCGGCGCTGCCGTTCCATGCGTTCGAACGCTCGTCCGGTGCCGTTCGCAAGAGGCTTGACGATCATCCTATCCAGGTGCTTTTCCGCGACGATTTCGAGACGCGCAAACAGCAGCTCTGGGATCTTGCGGCAGACGGAAACTGGTTTGCGATCCCGACCGACCTTGAACGCGGCTGGCCGACCCGCCTGGAGTGGATCCCGCCCTCCGAGGTCACCGTCGAGCGCGTCCCGAACGGCATCACGCGCTACAAGATCCACGATCCGGGCGGATCCCAGCGGGTGCTCCTGGAAGGCGAGATATGGCACATCAAGCGGCCGCCTCTGCAATCGCGCGGCCTGATCGGGACGTCGCCAATCTCGGCCGGCGCTGAGGCGATTGCCGCGGCCCTGGCAGTCCAGGATTACGGCGCGCGGTTCTTCGCTAACGACTGCACGCCTCCCTTCGTCATCGAGCATCCGACCCATTTTTCCGATAAGTCGAGCCGTGAAAACTTCCTGTCGGCGCTCAAGCGCTGGTGGGGAGGATCCAAGCGCCATTCTCCCGGCATCCTCGAATATGGAATGAAGCTGTCAAAGGTCGGCGCCTCGAACGAGGAGGCGCAATTCCTGGAGACCAGGAAGGAACTGGCGCTGGAGATCGCGCGGATCTGGCGGATGCCTCCGCACAAGGTCGGCCTGATGGACAAAGCGACGTTCTCCAACATCGAGCAGCAGGCGCTGGAATTCGTGATCGACACGATGCTGCCGTGGCTGACGATGATCGAGCGCTGGTACAAGCGCAACCTGCTCAACGACCGGCTGAACCGGAACGTCCAGGTCGAACACAACGTCGGCGGGCTCCTGCGCGGCGACATCAAGGCGCGTTACGAGGCATATGCCCAGGCGCGGCAGTGGGGCTGGCTGTCGGCAAACGATGTCCGCAGCCTCGAAAACATGAACCCGATTGACGGCGGGGATCTCTACCTGACGCCGATGAACATGCTGCCGGCCGGGACGACGCAGTCACCGGCCTCGGCCGAGATCCTGGGCTCTGACGGTTCCGTCCTGTCCCGTCTCTACGGGTCGCACTGGGCCCGTGCCGAGGCGCGGCCTTCGTTTCAGAACGTCATCAACATCGAGGATTATCGCGATGCCGCATAAGTCACCTCGCGTTGCCGCTGCGCTGATGGCCAGCGCCTGGGCGATTGATCCGGTCAAGGTTCGTCCGTTGCGGGCGCTGGCCATGCGTGCGCTTGCCGGTGAAGAGATCAGCGACCAGGACCGCGTGGCAAACCGCGTCGGCCAGGGCCGGTCGGCATCGCCTGCCAAGCCGCAAGGCTCCGTCGCCATCGTTCCGATCGTCGGGACGATTGTCCACCGCGTCGAGCAGGCCGATGATATTTCCGGGCCAGGTGGCGTGTCTGCGGCGCGGCTGCGCTCGCAGATCCGCCAGCTTGCCAATGACGACAGCGTCGGGTCGATCCTGCTCGACATCGAGAGCCCGGGCGGCTCTGTCGACGGCATCGCAGAACTCGGTCAGGAGATCCGGGCGGCCTCGATGATCAAGCCGGTCGTCGCCTCTGCCAATGCCTATGCAGCCTCGGCCGCCTACTGGATCGCCAGCCAGGCAGGCGAGGTCGTCATCACGCCATCCGGTGAACTGGGATCCATCGGTGTCTATTCGCTGCACGAAGATGACAGCCAGCTCCTGGAAACCATGGGCGTCAAGATCTCCGTGATCCGTGCCGGCGCTCACAAGATCGAGGCGAACCCGTTCGAGCCGCTGAGCAAAGAGGCGCGCAGCGACATGCAGGCGACCGTCGATCGCTACTACGAGGAATTCACCGCGGCCGTCGCCCGTGGCCGTGGCCTGTCCGCATCTACCGTTCGCAAGGAACCATGGGGGCAGGGGCGCATGGTCGGCGCAAAGCGCGCGGTCGAGGTCGGCCTTGCCGACCGGGTCGAGACGATCGAGGAGACGGTTGCCAGGCTTGCCAACGGCAAGGGCGTCATCCGCCAGTCGCGCAACAAGGCCGACATGACCCGGCTGAAACTCGGTTTCGCCTGACATCAACAAACAGGCAATCAATGCACCGACGCGGCCCACTGGGACCGGGCAGCGCCGAAACGTGCCATCGATGCGGTCCCGCAACATGGAGACGAGAGCATATGGATAAGCTCGAACAGCTCCGCCAGAAGCTCGCGGACCTCAAAACCGATGGCCGTAAGCTGGTGAAACTGGCGGAAGACGAAAACCGTGACCTGACGGACGCCGAGGTCGCCAAGGCAGAGGACATCAGCGCCAGGATCGCGGAGACCGACACCGCAATCAAGGCGGAAGAGAAGCGCCGGGAACTGGCCCGCAGCTTCTCTGGCGATATCCAGGGCCAGTCGGCCCGTCCGGCTGCCCAGCCGGTCAACCGTGCCGAGGAAGACATGGGCGGGTTCCGCAACGCGGCAGAGTTTGCCCGTTCGGTGCAGGTTGCCTGCCGTCCCGGTGGTTCGGTCGACAATCGCCTGTCCCAGCTTTATCGGCCCGGTGCAGCGCCGTCCAACTTCCACCAGGAAAGCGGCGGCACGTCCGGCGAGGGATACCTGGTGCCACCGGCCATGCGTCAGTCGATCTGGTCGATCGTCATGGGCCAGGCCGACCTGCTGGCGCTGACCAATCCGGAACCGACCGCAAGCCGGCAGGTCTCACGGGTGATGGACGAGACCACGCCGTGGGGCTCCTCCGGCATCCAGGCAAACTGGCGCGCCGAGGGTTCCCAGATGTCGCCTTCGAAGCTGGCCCTGAAGGGCGGCAACGTCGAACTGCACGAGCTTTATGCGTTCGTGACGGCGACGGAGGAACTGCTCGAAGATGCTCCGCTCCTGCAGAGCCGCATCGAGCAGGGTGCGGCCCGTGCCATCAGCTGGACGGCGTCCGACGCGGTCATGTGGGGTAATGGTGTCGGCAAGCCGCTCGGCTTCATGGAAGCGGCCAGCCTGGTCACGGTCGCCAAGGAAAGCGGCCAGTCGGCCGATACGATCGTGGCGGCCAACGTCCTGAAGATGCTGGCGCGTCTCCTGATGACGCCAGGCGCTCGCCCGATGTGGATCATCAACAGCCAGGCAATCCCGCAGCTCGCGACGATGACCATCGGGAACCAGCCGATGTTCATTCCGCAGGGCGGAATCACCGACCAGCTGCGCGCCACGCTGCTCGGCTATCCGATCCTGTTCACCGAGCACGCCAAGGCGCTCGGCGACCTGGGCGACATCGCGCTGGCCGACATGCAGGGATACGGGGCCTATACCCGCTCGGCGGATCCGGCCTTCGCATCCTCGATGCACCTGTTCTTCGACTACGGCGTCCAGGCGTTCCGCTGGATGTTCCGGGTCGGCGGCGCGCCGTATCTCTCGGCGGCCGTTTCCGGTGCCAAGAGCGGGTCGGATACGAAGTCGCACTTCGTCTCGCTTGCCGCTCGCGCGTAAGCGCCGGCCGCTGACGGGGCCTTGATCCTCCTGCCGGGCGCCAGCGCCCGGCAACCCTTCCTTTCACCTCGGAGACAAACCGATGAATGCAAACCTCATCCCGTCCGATCGCGCGGCAATCGTCGGCGCGATCGATCCCGACGTTACCGCGGCCGGCACGGTCACCACCGGCTGGATCGCTGCCAAGGACTTCCTGACCTTCATGGCCATCATCATGGCAGGAACGCTCGGGACGTCTGCCACGCTCGACGCCAAGATCGAGCAGGCAACCGACAGCTCCGGAACCGGCGCCAAGGATGTGTCCGGCAAGGCGATCACCCAGCTCACCCAGGCCGGGACCGATTCCGACAAACAGGCCATCATCAACCTGCGCGCGGACGAGCTCGACGTCGCCAACGACTTCACCCACTTCCGCCTCTCCCTGACGGTCGCCACCGCGTCGTCGGATGCCGGCGCCATCGTGCTCGGGCTCGACCCGGCCTATGGAACCGCATCGGACAACGACGCGGCTACCGTCGACGAGATCGTGGCCTGATGAACCCGGTCGGGTTCATCGTCAAGGTCCAGCCTTCGCAAGCGGCTCTGTCGCTTGCGGAGGTGAAGGGCTTCCTGCATCACGACTTTGTCGATGATGACGACCAGCTGACCGCCGAGATCGGTTCGGCCCAGGCGAAGATCGAGGCTTACCTGAAGCGGAAGCTGATCACGCAAACCCTGACCCTCGTTTCCGATTGCTTCGGTGCCGTGGCCCTGTTGCCGGCCGGTCCGGTCCAGTCCGTCTCGGAGGTCCGATACAAGGATTCCACCGGCAGTCTTGTCACGCTCTCGTCGAGCCTGTGGCAGGCGTCGACGCAGATCGAGCCGGCGCGGCTGATGCCGGCCTATGGCCAGACGTGGCCGACGCTCGGATCCTACCCGGAGGCCGTCGAGGTCGACGTGGTCGTCGGTTATGGCGACGAGCCTTCCGATGTTCCCGCTGATATTCGCTATGCACTGCGCCTGGCCGTTGCGACGGCCTTCGAGAAGGCGCTGGAAAACGACGAGTCCACTGGCGCCCAGCTTGAAAAGCGGCTGCGCGACATGCTGGCCCACCGGATTCTGCACATCTGATGCCTGGTAAATCCCTGATCGAGCGGATCCGCTTCGAACGTCCTGTCTCGGCCAGCGATGGCCAGGGCGGACGCAAGGATGGCTGGGAGACCGTGATCACCTGCCGCGCGCAATACACCCGACTGCGCGGCAGCGAAATGGTTCTGGCCGATCGCCTCGAAGGGATCCAGGCAACCGTCATCCGGGTTCGCAGCGCTGCGCAAACCCGTGCAGTCACCACGGACTGGCGCATCGTCGACGACCGGACCGGGGAGACGTTCAACATCCGGTCGTCGATCGAGACGGACGACCGGATCTATATCGACTTTGCCGCGGAGAGCGGCGTTGCCACCTAGGAGTTTGAACAATGCCACTATCCGCAGAAATCCTCGTCCGCCTGAAGGCGACACAGACCGGCGCGAACGACTTCGGCGCCGACAGCTTTTCGCCGACCATGGAAAAGCTCTTGCAGTTGACCGATGGAACGACCGCGAATAAGGCGGACATCCTGTGGATAGACCAGCGCACGGTCAGCGCCTCCAGCAATGACGACATCGACCTGGCAGGCGCCCTGTCGGACGCCTTCGGAGCGACCGTGGCCGGTGCGGAGCTGGTGGCGCTGTTTATCATCAACGGCCCGCGGACGGGGGCTGCCAACACCACCGACCTGACGATCGGCGGCGGCTCGGCACCGCTGACCGGGTTCCTGGGCGGCACGTCACCGACCATCGGCCCTCTGAAGCCCGGCGCCTTCCTGATGCTGGCTGCCGGTGACGCGGCGGGCCTCGGTGCGATCACGGCCACCACGGCCGACACGCTCCGGGTCGCCAACGGCTCCGGCGCTTCGGCGACCTACCAGATCGCCGTGGTGGCGCGCACTGCCTGATGGTCCAGGGCCTGAAATCGCTTGAGCGGAAGCTGACGCGCACGATTCCGCATCGCGTCCGCCAGGCGACCAGGGATGCCATGGAAAAGGGGGCGGGCGAGATCGTCGCCATGGCGCGGTCTCTCGTTCCCGTCCTGAAGGAACCGGACAGACGTCGTGTGGCCGGTGCGCTTCGCGACAGCATCGGCTGGACCTGGGGCGATGCGCCGAAGGGTTCGATCACGATCGCGTCGAGCCGACCGATCGGCAACGGGGAACGGATCACGATCTTCGCCGGAACCCGCGACAAGTCCCTCGGGGTGGCTGATGCCTTCTATGCAAGGTGGGTCGAGTTCGGGACGCAGGACATGGCCGCGCATCCGTTCTTCTTTCCATCCTACCGCTTCCTGAAGCGGCGGGTGAAGGGTCGGATAACCCGCGCGATAAAAAAAGCGATCCGCGAGGGTGCGAAATGACAAGCCCGGCAAACGAGGTGCAGGCGCTGATCTTCGAGCGGCTGACGGCTTACCCGGCCGTGACGGCGATCGTCGGCGACCGGGTCTATGACCGCGTGCCGAACGAGCGCAAGTTTCCTTACATCTCGTTTTCGGCCTCTGTCGGAACGCCGGACGATGCGGAGTGCATCGACGGCCTGTCGCATGTCCTGCAGATCGACTGCTGGTCGCGCTACGGCGGCGGCTTCCGCGAGGTGAACCAGATGAATGATGCCGTCTACAGGGCGCTGCACGATTACGAAGGCGTGATCGACGTCAACGCGCTGGTGCAGATGCGGGTTACGCTGGTCCGCTCGGTGCGGGATCCGGACGGCCTGACGTCGCATGGCATCGTCCAGGTGGAAAGCATCGTCGAGGTGAACTGATGGCGTGGGTGATCTTCACCAAACCGTTCGACTACGACTTCCGGCCAGAGCGTGCTGCCTGCCAGCATTTCGACCCGGCCGAGGAACCTGTTGCCGTCCCGGCGCGCGTGGCAACGGCCGCCGTCGAGGATGGGTCGGCGCGGCGGGCGAAGGCTCCGACCGCTTCGGAAAAACGTGCCCTGAAGGGACGTCCGCGGGCCTGACCCGCTTCAACCTGGCCAGTCATGGCCTCCTGGACATGGAGAATGGATAAATGGCGCGCGCAACGACAATGAAATACGAGGAGCTTGTCGTCGAGGTCGAGTTCGACCCGAGCGGCGCTTCGGGAACCTACACCGCCATCTGCGGCATCATGGATGCAACGGTCACGCGGACCTCGAACCTCGATTCGGCCGAGGTTCCGGACTGCGACGACGAGAGCCTGCCGCTGTCCATCGAGAAGGAAGTCCGCAGCCAGGAGGTATCGATTTCCGGCAATGGCCTGTGGGCGCTGCAGAGCCACGAGAACATGATGGATTGGTGGTATGGCGGTTCGACGCTTTCGGTGCGCGTGCGCAATGCCAAGGCGAACACGGACGGCTCGAGCGGTGACACCACGATCGAGACCGGTGACGCGCTCCTTGCCCAGCTGAACAGCGCCAGGACGAAGGGCCAGCGGGTGACGGCCGAGATCGACATCCAGTTCTCCGGCACGCCGACGCGGACGGTCAAGTCCTGATGCCGATGATCTGGGCAGGCGGGGAGCACGAATTCACGCTTCGGCTTGGCGAACTGCGGGCCTTGCAGGCCAGCTGCGATGCCGGGCCTTATTTCGTGCTCCAGCGCCTGTCGTCCGGCCGCTGGCTCGTCGAGGACGTGATCGAACCGATCCGGCTCGGCCTGCTCGGCGCCGGCATGGATCGGGCCGAGGTCAATCGCCTGGTCGAACGCCACGTCGAAGGCAAGCCGCTCTTGCAGTCGGCAATGACGGCGCAGGCCATCCTGACAGCCGCCCTGATCGGCGAAGAGGACGATCCGGTCGGAGACGAGCCGGGGGAGCCCGAAGCGGGGGAGCCGACCAACTTCCCCGCGGAAAATGGAAATGGTCCGGATTCTACGGATCCGGCGCCCTGATGGGCTTCACGCCTCGGCAGGTCGACGAGATGCCTGTCTGGGAGTTCATGGCCTGCCGCGACGGTTACGCTGAAATGCACGGTTTGAAGAACAAGGCGGCTCCAGAGCCGTCCGGCGCGCTGCTTTCGCAGTTGGGGATTGACGATGGCAACTGACATCGAGCGCCTGGTCGTCCGACTCGAGGCGACACAGACGAAGTTCGAAAAACAGATGTCGGCGGCTGCCAGAACAGCAGACCGGCGTGCGCGCCAGATCGAGACGCGGTTCTCGCGGATGAACCGGGAGCTCTCGGCCGGAGCGTCAATGGCCGCTGTAAAACTAGCTGGCGCATTCGGCGGCGCTCTGACACTTCGCGCTGCCCAAGGTCTTATTGATGCTTCGACGCGGGTCAATAATGCGCTGAAGGTGGCGGGCCTCAGCGGCGATCAGCTGACGAAAGTTTATGATAGCCTTTTCGCCAGCGCGCAGAAGAATGCCGCGCCGATCGAGGCTCTGGTGGAGCTCTATTCGCGCGCGTCTCTCGTCCAGAAGGAACTCAACGTCTCCACCGAGGAGCTGCTCGGGTTCACGGACAAGGTGGCCGTGGCGCTGCGCGTGTCCGGTAAGTCGGCTGCAGAATCCAGTGGCGCTCTTTTGCAGCTGTCGCAGGCGCTCGGCAGTGGCATCGTCAGGGCCGAAGAGTTCAATTCGATCCTGGAAGGCGCGCTTCCGATTGCCCAGGCTGCCGCGGCGGGGATCAAGGAAGCCGGTGGATCGGTCGCCAAGCTCCGGTCGCTTGTCGTCGACGGCAAGGTGTCGTCGGAGGCGTTTTTCAAGGCGTTCGAAGCTGGTTCGGTCATCCTCGACCAGAAGGTCGCCAACGCCGAACAGACGATCTCCCAGCGGTTCGTCCGCCTAGCGAATGTGCTGATCGCGACGGCTGGCAAGTTCAACGAGCTGACCAATGCTTCGGCGAACTTTGGTGCTGCGCTGGACTGGCTCACGAACAAGATCGGAGAGTTCCGCCTCCCAGGCTGGATCAGTGATCTTATCGATGCCCTCAGAATAATGGAAAAACTGCTCGGAGATCTCGGAAACGCGTCCTTTTTTGAAAACCTCAACAAGGCGCTTGGCTATACCGACGCGAACGGCAACCTGCTCAGCGGCCAGCTGCAGGATTCGCAGAACGAGGCAGCGCGGCTGGAGCGGGAGGTCCAGACGCTGCAGGCCGCGATCGAGAAGAACACCAAGCTCGGGTTCGACAACTCCGGCGCGATCGCGCGCCTCGACGAGGTATCGCAGCGCCTGGCCCAGGTGCGCGCCGAGATGGAAGGGCTGACCGGGGCCGAGACGGCGAACATCTCGATCATCAGCGATGGCGGCAGCCAGATGGGCGGACCGCCGCGGCGAGGTGGCAAGCGCCATGCGGCGCCTGTCAAACAGATATCGATCAACGATTTCCCGGTCACGTCCTCAAAGAAGGGGCGGGGATCGAAGAGCAAGCGCGAAAACCCTTACCAGCGCGAGGTGATGCAGATCCAGCAGCGGACCGCGGCCATCCAGGCCGAGATGGCTGCCCAGGCTGCGCTGAACCCGCTGGTGGAAGATTACGGCTTCGCGATCGACAAGGCGCGTGCTGCCTTCGACCTGGAAGCGGCAGCCAAGAAGGCCGGGATCCCGCTCACCGACGAGATGAAGGCGAAGATCGAAACGCTGGCGACCGCTTACGCCACGGCGACATCGGAAGCCGAGCGCATGGCCGAGGGTCAGGACAAGCTGCGCAAGTCCGTCGAGGACATGAAGGCGCTTGGCAAGGACATCCTCGGCGGGTTCATCACCGATCTACGCCAGGGCAAGAGTGCGACCGAGGCGCTGAACAATGCGCTCGACAAGCTGGCGAACAAGCTGCTGAACGACGTTCTCGATGCCATCTTCCAGGTCAAGGGGGCCAGTGGCGGGTTCGGCGGAATCCTGGCTGGCCTGCTGGGCGGCGGGTTTTCGCCGACGACCACGGCCGGCTCGTTCTTCTCCAATCCATCCGGCTGGGCCGGTGGCGGCTTCACGGGACCGGGCGGGAAAAACGAACCGGCCGGCGTCGTCCACAAGGGGGAGTTTGTTTTCGACCAGCGGGCGACCCGCAAGGCCGGCGTGAAAAACCTCGAACGCATGCAGGCGTCCCTGCAGCGCGGCTTTGCCTCGGGCGGGTTTACCGGTGGCGCGCGCTCTGGCGGGTCGGCGATGGGCGGAACCGTCGTCAACCTGATCGACCAGCGCCGCAATGCGCCTGCGGTCGAGCAGAAGCGCAGCCAGGGGCCGAACGGAACCGAGATCATCATGCTGACCGTCAAGGACGGGATGGGGTCCGGAAGCTTCGATCCTGAACTGAAGGGGCGATATGGCGCCAAGCCGGTGAAGGTGCGCCGATGACCTCGATCCTGTGGCCATCCTCCCTGCCGTGCGGGTTCGTCAACGGCGGCGGCACGGAAACCAGGCTGGCGCCGAAGCATTCCTTTGAACCGGAGGTCGGGAGCCCGATCACCAGGCGGAAGGGAACGCTCCGGCAGTTCAGCCAGGACGTCGAGATGGTGATGACCAGGCTGCAGCTGGAGACGTTCGAGGCGTTCTACATGAACACGCTGAAAGACGGGACGCTGCCGTTCTACATGACGCATCCGCGGCTCCGGACGCAGGTCAAGTGCCTGATCGTCGGTGATGAGGGCTACGCCATCAACCGGTTCGGCTCAAAGGTTCGCGTGGCCTTCAGCTTGCGGATCACCCGATGACCCGTTCCGTCCCGGCATCGACCAGGCTTGAACTGGAGCGCGAGGCATCCGGCGAAGCGCTCTTGCTGTTCGTCGACATCACGCATCCGGAGCTTGGCAACGAGACCATTCGCCTCGTCTCCGATGGCGTCGATTATGAACTCGACGGCAATCTCTACACGCGCGGCGGGTTCGACCTGCAGCTCCTGACCGACAGCGACCAGCCGCCGTCTGCCAAGTTCACGTTCTCGAACGTGGACCGCTCGGCGACGAACATGCTGGCCGACGTGGATGGCCCGGCCGAGGTCAGGATGCGGGCGATCTCGACGGAATATTTCAACACGCGCGAGGATCCGCGGGTCGTGCTTGACGGCGTGACAGTCGTCGCTGCCTATGACGCGCAGCGCCTCTACCTGACCGACATCACGATGGACGACGTCGCGTGCGCCGGCACGCTGCGCGGTTATGACTATCGACAGGAAAGCTGGCCGTCGAAGATCGCAACGGAAGCGCTATGTCCCGGCCTCTTCGTGATCTGAGCGGCTACGTCGGGCTGCCGTTCAAGGCGGATGGCCTCGACCGGCGCGGCCTGCACTGCTGGGGGCTGGTCCGCCTCGTGCTTAAAGAGCAATGCGGAATCGACCTACCGGCCTATGGCGACGTGTCGGCGGCCGATCTCCTGGCCGTCTCCAGGCGCATGGAAGCCGGGCAGGTGGCAGAGGACTGGCGCCAGGTCTACCAGCCGCGCGCCTTCGACGTGGTGCTGATGCGCGCCCACGGCCGGCCGGCGACAGTTCATTGCGGCATCATGGCCGACCATTCGACCCTCCTGCATGTCGAGGAGGCGACCGACAGCGTCCTGGTGCCGCTGCAGCATCCGATGATCCGGCATCGCCTGGCCGGGTTCTTTCGTCACGGGTCTTTTTCATGAACGCGCAACCGGTTCTCGCAGCATGGCGTCCGCCGTTCGCTTCCGGATCTGTCGAGCAGTTCCGGTTCGACGCATCCGACACGATCGGCGCCATGGTCGATGGCTGCACGGCGTTGAAGCCGTGGGCCTTCCGGCAGAACGGCCGGGTGATGCTTCACGGCCGCGACGGCCGCGCGCACGAGATCGCGCGGGAGCACTGGGACCGCGTCCGCCTGCGCGAAGGGCAGACGATCACGCTGCACGTCAACCTGCAGGGCGGCGGCGGGCAGAACAGTGATAAGTCGGGCCTCGGGACCGCTGTCGCCATCATCGCGTTCGTCGCGGCGACGATTGTCACCGGTGGCGCTGCAGCGCCGCTGCTGGGCTCGTTTTTCGCAGCGGGCCAGCTTGGCGCGCAGCTCCTGGCAACCGGCATCCTGCTCGCAGGCTCGCTTGCGGCGGCAGCGCTGACCGGTCCGCCTGTCCAGTCCGACAAGAACAAGGCCGAGCCGGAAGCCAGCGCCGCATCGGTCGACGGCAACGTCCTGTCCCGCGGTGCCTTCATTCCGCGCGTGATCGGCACGCGGTTGATCTATCCGCCGTTCATGTGCCAGCCGCTCGTCTACCGCGATGGCGACGACGAATGGGTCGAGGCGATCGTGGGGCTGGCCGGTCCGCACCAGCTCGACGACATCCGCTTTGGCGACACGCCGATCGATGGGGCGTCAAATATCCAGTATGAAATCCGCGAGGGCTGGGATGACGACCTGCCGGTCTCTCTGATCACGCGATATGCAAAGGTCGAGACGCCACAGGCCGAGATGCGGGCCCATGATCTCGACGAGAATTCCGAGAGCGGCAAGAAGCTGGCCGACCAGGTCGATCCGTCTGCAAGCCTGCCGCAATGGATCCGCTTCCGCGCGATCGAGTGCGACGAGGTCCGGTTCGAGATGTCGCTGCCGTCCGGCCTGTGGAACCAGGCAAACGCAAACCAGGTGCAGGGCGTGGCGTTGCGCGTCCGGATCCGCGCGCAGGGCGACACGGACTGGATCAACCTGCCGGAACTTCACCTGGCGAACAACAAGCCGAAAGAGGTCCGCCAGACGCTCGTTCTGAAATGGGCCGACGAGGCGTTGCCGCGGCGCAACCCTGCGAAAAAGGCGGGATGGGTCGCGGCCTACAACAGCGTGCCGGCGCCGGATAACGGCCTGACAGACGGCTGGGACGCCGACGCGATGTTCTCCGGCTCGACGGCCGGATCGAGCTCCTACCGCTACGGGTTCGCGGGTGATGGCCTGACCGACGTGCGCCGGGTCAGCCTGTCCCAGTCCGAGGCGATCATCTACCTCGACAGCGGCACGATTGCGCCGGGCCCGGTCGAGATCGAGGTCAAGCGGTCAATGACCTACTCGTTCACGAACGCCGAGATGGCGGATTATCAGTTGGCCGGTGGCGCAACGGTCTATGACCCGTTCGGTTACGTCATCACGTCCGGAGAGGCCGAGGTATTCCGCGCCATCTCAGGTGTCTCAGACCAGCTTTACATCCTGCGCCAGTCGGCCATCCGCAACGATCATCCGATCAACGGCGGGCAACAGGGATCGCGGCTGGCGCTGATCGCGATCCGCGCGAAGAACAGGGCGCTCGGCAAGATCTCGGTGCAGGCGTCCGGCTACGTGCGGGACTGGACCGGGACGGCCTGGAGCAACTGGACGACGACCAGTAACCCGGCGCCGCATTATCGCGACGTGCTGACCGGGCGCGAGAGCGGTGACGCCATGCCGGAGAGCCTGATCGATGACGACAAGCTGGTCGCCTGGCGCACGCAATGCGTTTCCGGTGGCTATACGTGCGACATGGTCTGCGAAGGGGCCGGCGTCTCGGAGGTCATAAACTTCCTTGCCTCATGCGGCTATGCGCGGCCGTGGGCATCTGAAAAGTATGGCGTCATTCGTGACTATGACCGATCGGCCGAGAGCCCGGTCCAGATTTTCGGGCCGCGCAACGCGAACAGCTTGTCGATGTCGAAGGCATTCGCGCGGCTTCCGGATGCCTTCCGGGTCAAGTATCGCAACGCCGATGACGACGATCGCGAGGCCGAGATCATCGTCTACAGGCCGGACAAGGGCCAAGTGGCCGATCCGCGGTTCGAAGAGGTCAATTACGTCGGGATCACGGCTGAGGCTCCTGCGATCGCACGGGCCGAATTTGACCTGAACCAAGCAAAATACCGCTCGGCCTTCTGGTCCTGGAACTCACCGGCGGAGGCATTGGTCTGCCAGCGTGGCGACCTGGTCGGCCTGAACCATTGGGTGATTCAGCGTCAGCAGGCGAGCGCGCGCATTGCCGGGCTGGAGTTCGATGGAACGGATCTTGTCGCCGTCATCCTTGATGCGCCTGTGCAGTGCTGGAACGAGCCCGACTTTACCGAAGTTGCCGACGTGACGCTGGTCGCGGACGTGATCGATGTCGGCCGGCAGACCGGCATCGCCATCCGCCAGTCGGACGGATCGCTAGTGACGAAAGCGCTTGCCGGCTCGTCCGGATCCCGGTCCGTGCTGGAGTTCACGACGGCCTTCACGCCGGACAACGACAGCGACGGGTTCCCGAAGATCCGCGATGGCAACCTCGTGACGATCGGCGACCTCGGCAGCGAATACCGGCGCCTGATCGTCATCGGCATCCAGCCAAAGGACGGCATGGCGTTCTCGATAACGGCGGCAGCCGAAGCGCCGCAGCTCTGGGCAGCATAACCAACAGGTGACATCAGATGACGGCAGACGGGCGCATCAGCTCGTCCGGTTCTGGCAGCAATGGCGGCCCGACTGGGAGCGAACTTTTGACAGACGCGGACGAGGAGGTCGTTTCCCTCAACGACCGATCGGCGACCGCGTTGACGTCTGTCGCCGGCACGGCGAACGCGATCACCGCGAGCTTCACGCCGACCGCGGTAAGCATCGCCACCGGCCGGATGTTCAAGTTCATTGCCGCGGCGACCAATACCGGCGCCGTCACGCTGGCGCTCAACGGCGGGTCTGCTGTCGCGGTGGTCGCCGATGACGGGGATCCGCTCGTCGCTGGGCAGATCGTCTCCGGCCGGCTTTACACCGTGATGTTCGACGGCACGAGCTTTCGCCTTGAAAACACCGGGACCGTCGCGTTCGCACCGAACTACCAGGCGTTCACGGCATCGGGAACCTGGACAAAGCCGACCAATGCGCCGGACGACGCGCTGGTGATGATCGAGATCTGGGGCGGCGGCGGTGGCGGCGGCACGCGGGGCAGCACGAGTTCGCCTGGTGGTGGCGGCGGCGGCGGTTATCTCCGGCTGATGATGCGCGCGGCGTCCCTGTCGGCCACCGAGACGGTCACGGTTGGCGCAGGCGGTGCTGCCGGCAGTTCCGGCTCAGCCTCGTCCTTCGGTAGTCACGGGACGGCCTGGGGCGGCGCGGCTGGTCAGAACACGACTGGCGTCGAGCCAGGTGGTGGTGGCGCCGGCGGATCTCCGATTGGTCTGGGCGAAGCGGGTGGGGCAACGACAACTGGGGTCGGCGGCATTGCGGCCGGCCGGGACGGCGGCGACGGCGGCGATGCCGGATCCTCCTCGGCAGGCAGCCCAGGTTCGACAGGCATTGCGGACGGTGGCGCAGGCGGTGGCGGTGGTGGGCCAAGCGGGTACGCAGGCGGAAACGGTGGCGCGGCGGTTAACGGCGGTGGCGGCGGCGGTGGTTACGGTCCGGCTTCTGGCGGATCGGGCGGTGCCTCGACGCATGGCGGTGCAGGTGGCGATTCCGGAGCGGACGGCACCGCTCCTGCAGGTGGCGGCGGGGCCACTGCTGCAGGCGCGCGTGGCGAGGTTCGGATCATGGTGATCGGGTGACGGGATGATTGAAGCAGATATCACAATCACAAACAATGCGGACTGGTCGATACCGCTGATCTTCACGGACGAAGCGACTGGTGCTTCCTACGATTTCACTGGTGACACTTTTAAGATGCACGTGAGGGCGTCGGCATCCTCCCCGGTGACATCTCTTGCATTGACAACTGCAAATGGTGGTGTGGCTTCGACCGACCTTTCCGCGGGCAAGATCACGCTTGAGATCGGGAAGGGAGACCTCGATCCGGGGAGCTACGTTTATGACCTGATCCGCGTGACGGGTTCGGCCGAGGAATATCTTGTTGGCGGCGCTTTAACGGTCAGCGATGGAGTAACGACATGACATCGCCGTATGAGATCAAGCTGCGAGCCTCGGAAATCTTCCATGTCAAACGGCAACCTGGAACCATTCGTGTTGCAACTGGCGGGTTCGGTTTACGCGGCCTTGCTGGTGCAGACGGCGCCGACTCCGGAATGCTCAAGACGACGGAAACGACTGCGTGGATAGAAGCGCATGGAGTTCCGAAATCCGTGACGCTCGACAACGATGATCGCGTCGAAAAGTTTATCTCGACCGATGGAAAGACATACAGTTACGCACGAAATAGACCGGCATTGATCGGTCTTGGCGATCGTGATTTCGATGTCATCATCTATGGCGGCACTCAATCCGCCATGATGGCGGCGAGAAAGGTCAAGGCTGCGGGTGGCCGGGTTGCCATGATCGATCCGTGGCCGCGCCTCGGTGGCGCGGTTATCTCCGGTGGTCTGATCGTAACGGACTTTCCTTCGCCATCAAGCACTTGGTACATCATGCAGGGCCAGACCCGTCAATTCTATCAGAATATCATCTCTCGCTACGATGACCCTGATGGAACGCGCACTGGCATTGATGCAAGCAGCCAGATGCTCAGAATTTTTGATCCAAGGGCCTACCAGGAGGAATTCAACGACTGGATTGCCGACATTGATCTGGTCGTTTCAAGCAGTCCGATCTTCGCGCCTTCTGATTTGCGGAAAAGCAAAGATGGTAGGATCCAGTCAATAAGGACGGTGGCGGGTTGGCTGAACGCAACGGCATTTCTTGACGCCAGTTACGAGGGCGACTTGATCCGGGCTGCTGAGGCGCCGTTTAGCATCGGTCGGGAGAGCCAGGGCACTTATGGTGAACCATTTGCTGGCTACAAGCCATATGGTGACGGTGCCTATCTTCTGGCCGGTTTCGAGACAACGCCGGATGGCTCGCTTGTCCAGAATGAGGCCCAGATGGTGGCGCTGGGCCTTGACCCTTCGTCAGATGCCGGAGTGGCTGACACGCGCGTCCAGACGCTGTCGGTCCGGCTTGTGATCACCGACGACGCTGGATCCACGCCATTTACGGCACCTGATGGATACGACAAGGCAAATTACTTTGTTGTCGGGGAGGGGCTGGCCCTGGCTGAAGCTGCCAGCGCAGGAGCAGCTGATACCTTGCTTGAGGCGGTAGCAAACCAAGGCACGGTCTACTTGCTTGACGGGGCGGACGCGCGGCAGACCAACAATGGTTCGTCGTTCATAGTTTCGTTTGAACGAGCGCAGGCCGGGACCGATTACGCAAATGGGAACTGGACAGTTCGGCGCAGGATCGTCGAAGAACAAATCGCATGGCAGCGAGGCCTGCTCTACTATCTTGCCAATGACATCACTGATCACTTCCCAAGTATGTCGGCACTCAAAACCAACGCAGCAGCCTTCGGCTATGCGCCGAACCTCTATCTCGACAGTGCCAATGGGCCATCATTCCCAGACTGGGCATATATCAGGGAATGTTTGAGGCTGGATGGCGCCTATGTGTGCCACCAGGCGGACATGTACGAAAGCAGCTCGAGCAACATCCCGACCGGTTTTGAGACTTGGCACTCATCGTCTGGCCGAACAACCACGAAATCAAGCCGCATCGCCAGATGGTCCTATTTCCTCGATGCTCATGCCTGTCGGATTTTTGGTGTAAGTGCAGGCGGCTCACCGGAGACGTTCAACTATTTTTTTGAGGGGCCAACACCTGTTCCGCATGACACAGACGTTTATGACATCCCCTATAGCTCACTTCGAACTGGTCGCGGATCAGGTTTTTCCGAAGGCGGCGAACTGGCTACCCATGTCCCAAATCTCCTCGCCAGCGTCTGTATTTCGTGCAGCCATGTCTTCTGGATGAGCGTCCGGATGGAACCAGCCTGGTCGATGATCGGCGAGGCGGCAGGTTATGCACTGGTGCAGATGATGGATGGTACTTCGTCCGAGGACGTTGACGTCTCTATTCTCCAGGCAGCTCTGAACAAGGAGGGCTTCCGCCTATGAGTGTCGATCTCATCACCGTTGATCAGAATTCAAATGACCTCGCGCGTCCTGGAATTTTACGCGGCGACATTGCTGCCATCGCGGCTGACCCAAACGTATGGGCTTACTGGCCGGCGCGTAGCCAGTTCATCAATAATGGACTGGATTTTGCTTGGAGAGATGCGAAACAGGGTAGCCGCGCCTTTCATCTTCGTCCTTCCGTCTATGGGTATCAGCCATCTGTGCAGACAGATGGAGTGACTGGGATGCCATACTTGCGCTTTGGTCAGGGTAGCAATCCGGGCGCAGCCGGGGGCTCGCTCAGCGACAGCTACAATGGTGCGCTCCAGACCAGAAATGATGCGCTTGTGTTTCCGATGCAGGATCCGACGACGACAGTCGGTATCTTCAGGCCATACGCCATTGTATGCCGCGTTCGCATACCCGCAACGGCCGACGACGGAGGGGATTATCCAGGTGCTGTTGCTGGTTGTGCATGCCGTCATGACGATACGCCTGGTGTGAACCAGAATGACTGGGCAGGAATTCGCGTAGGTTTTGGCGGCTCGTCGCAAAGCTATGTTTCCTATGCTTGGCGCGGAGATGTCGGCTACTGCACACTTGCTGACAACCGGGTCAATGGTGAGTGGCAGACGGTAACTGGGATTTTTGACCCTGATGCCGGTGTTGCGAAGTTGCGGATCACAAGCGGTTCCGGAATAGCAACGGAAGTCGACAGCGACACGATCGTCCAGAAACATGCAACACGGACTGGCCATACCCAGCTAAGGGTCGGTGCCGCAGGTGATCTAGGCGAGGCCATCCACCGCACATTGATCGGCGACATTGGATCGCTGGCAATCATCCATGCGGCATGCGCTTCCGGTTCCGGCCTGACGACGCTTCAGAACATTGAAGACCTGTTCGGCGACGACCTTCTGAACTGATCAATTCATTCGAAAGGACATTCCATGACCGACCGCAATTCTGCGCGGGCGAATGCTGCCGCGCGTGCTGATCCGTTCTTCGTCTACCGTCCACTGCTAGATCTCATCGGCAAATCCGAAGGGACGGACAGGGGCGACGGCTACAACGAAACGCTTGCCTACGGCGCCTTTACCGGCGGGAACGTGAACCTGGTCGGAATGACGCTTTCGCAGGTCGACGCGCTTCAGACGAAGATGCTCAGCCATCCGGACAATAAGTGGAAGTCGTCGGCTGTCGGCCGCTACCAGATCGTCAGGACGACGCTCCGCGCGATCCGCAAGACGCTGGGGCTGGGTGGGAACCTGTTGTTCGATCGAAAGATGCAGGACCGCATGGCCTGCTATCTCCTCGGCGTCCGCGGCGTCGACAAGTGGCTGGCTGGCCGGCTGAGCACTGAAACGCTGCTGGACAACCTGGCGTCGGAGTGGGCCAGCCTGCCGATGCCGAACGGCAAAGGGAAATACGGCGGCCAGCATGCTGCTGTTTCCGTGGCCGAGGTCGCCGCTGCACTTGACCAAGTTCGCAAGCGCCATCTTGGCCAAGCGCCAGCGCGGGAAGTAGTGCCGCCGGAAGTCGAGAAGGAGGTCAAGAAGAAAACCGGGTTCATGGGATGGCTGACGGGCGTCTTTGGCTTCGGCGGAACTGGCGCGGCGGTGATCGGTGGAATGGACTGGCAGACCGTGGCCGTGATCGCCGGAGCCGCTGTCGCGCTTTTGGTGATCATCGTGATTCTACGCAAGCAGATTGCAGGCGCGGTGCGCGAGATCGGCGATGCCGTGGAGGGCGGATAATGAAAAAGGTCAACGTCAATCGCGGCCTCTTGAGCTTTCATTGTCCGGGATGCGGATGGGATCACGATTTGAATATCAGTCCTGAACGCCCTCGTCCGCGTTGGGAATTCAATGGAGACCTTGAGAAGCCAACACTTAAGCCATCGATCAACGCAACGGTGGAATACCCAGCTCATCGCGGCGGACTCCAGCGGTGTCATTCCTTCGTAACGGACGGACGGATCCAGTTCCTGGCTGACTGCACGCACGATCTGGCCGGTTTCACGGTCGATCTTCCCCGCTGGACAAGTGGTTCGGAATGAGCGTCATCGATCTCATCCCGGGCGTCTCGACGCTCAAGCTCGTCGGCGTTGGCATCGGTGCGGCGGCCATTGGCGGCGCGGCCGTCATGGCTTGGGCCGTCTTCAGCTACGGGCCAGACCAATACACTGCCGGCGGACGTGAGAAGGCGGCCGAGCTCGACGCAGCAACCATCAACGCAGCAAAGGATCTCGCCAATGCAGCCGAAGCAAATCGCCTTGCTCGTCGCGTGTGCCTGGACACTGGCGGCGTGTTCGACTTCGCAGCAGGTCAGTGCCAGCGCTGACCGGCAGCGCGACACCGCTCGCCGCATTGTCGGCACTTCGCTGATCGGTGCACGCGGCGCAACCGCGGGCGACCAGGAGAAGATCGACGATACTGCCGCTGGCCTTTGTGGGGCAGGGGTCTGGACGCCCTCCGAGTGCAAGAGGCACGGGAGGCAGTGATGCACAACACGTTGGTCGCCGCGGCCGGGACGGTTGGCGTCTGGCTGATCGATCACCTTCAGCGTATGGGGCATTTGCCGTTCTGGCTGGCCCTGCTGGTTGCCGCGTTCCTGGCCTACAAGTCCGGCCGCGCCGTTCATCGGATCGTTATTCGCGGTGACCCCTGATGAAGCATGAAAATATCTGGCGCTGGACGCGCTTCGTTGTCGGGGTGCTCATGTTCGCGGCGCTCATGGCGATCCACGTCCTCGTGAAGGAGCTCCACATTGTCATCCTTTCCGCGCCATTCGGCCTGATGGGTTTCGACGCGCCGGACCTGCTGCGGCAGTTCACCGGGCAGGGGGGCAAGAAATGAGGCGGCGCTTGACCTACGGCTTCCTGACCTACCTCGCAGCAGCTGCAGCGATGACGGCGGTCGATGCTTGGCATGATTTCGCCGAAAAGCGGGAGCGCGCCCGCCAGGCTACGGCCATGATTTACGCGCCGGTGTCGCAGGTCCGTTGGCAGATTGAAACCGGACGATTGCTGATCGTGGTGGCCGTCTCTCGCAAGCTCGAGCCATGCTCGGTTCCGAGAGGTGCGCCTGTGACGCTCGTCGGCCGATGGTCCGAGGATCGCTCGACGCGGTTCAAGAGCTACCCGGCATTCACGCCGGACGGAGACATGGTGGAGGGAGCACCGCTTGTGTTGCGGGGCGAGGAGTTCTTGGTCGGTCCGTTCGTCATCGAGGACAAGCCGGAAACGCTGCGGAAGATCGAGTCTGTATCAGTGCGCTTCCCTTGCGAGTTTGCCAGCGGAATCACCCGGACGGCGACGATCGGACCGCTTTTGAAGCCTTGAGCCGAATCTGCCGGCGAGTTAGAAAACAAGCATCACGGCATCCATCGCCCCGGAGGCCGTGAAGGGCAGAGAATACCCCATATTCATTCCTCTTGTCCGCGAGCCCGCTGCCGAAAGGTAGCGGGCTTTTGCTGTTGATTTTGCTCTCACGACGCTGGTCATATTTGCGATTCGTACCGCCTTGTGCAAATACACGCTCCTCCACATCGAAAGGGACTGACGGCACAGGAGGGGGAAGCATGAATGATGATTATGCGAAACAGGATCAGGCAATTCTGGAGCGCAAGCCGCTCCCTGCAGAATTGGTCTTTGATCCCTTCAGAGAGCATTTTGTCTCTCAGAACCGTCGGAACGATTTTCTCAAAAGCCTCGAACAGCGCACCGCGGACGACTGGGAATAA